CGCGGCGACGCCGATCAGGCCAAGAGCAGCAGCTAGTGAGATCAATCCTTTGAGTATGTCGACCACTTCTGCTTTCCCAGAGCTATCAAAGCCGGAGTAAGAAGAGCCAATCCCGCAGAAACGATTCCCAAAGCAATTGCGCCACCCACAGCTCCCTGCATAATATGCAAGGCACCTGCTAGAATTATCAAAGCTCCAGCAAGAGTACCTAGACCCTTTGCGATTTGTTCAATAGAAAGATTACCCATATTTGCAACCGCTCGAGCAATCCCCTGAAGAGCAAGTGAAATCAACACAAGTGCAGCTGCCTGAAGAACCATTCCCTTGGGCATGAGCTTCATTGCAACGCCAATAATGATTAGACTCCCGGCGATAGCCCCAAGACCCTTACCGATTGTCTGCAAATCCATACTACCCATTTGTCGAATGGCAAGGGCTATGATGTTCAAGCCAACGCCGACTGCAATCAAGCCGGTCCCGGTCAAAAGCAGGTTTCTTGGCATTATCTTCATCGCACCCGCTATGATCACAAGCGAAGTTGCAACGCCGCCCAAACCCTTGGTCAGATCGCCCCAACTCATCGTTGCAAAGATCTTGACCGCAATAGCTAAAAGATTCAGTGCAACAGCCAGCGCGGTAATTCCAACACCGGCTCTGATCATTCCGACTGAATTTGCGCCTAGCGGTCCTGATGCCACAACGAGAGCTCCAAGAAGAACTACGATCGAGCCGAGACCCTTAGCCAGCTCTTCCCAGCTGAGGAAACTCAGAGCTACTACAGCTCCGGTAAGCAGGAGAAGAGCACCAGCCAACAAAATCATAGATGCGGTGACAACCGGAAGCTTGATGAAGCCCTTCATTGTGGTAAGCTTTTCGATCGCAACCATGGCGCCGACCAGTTGACCCAAAGCGATGGTCATTGCTGCCATAGCGCTATTGAGTTTCTTAGGATCGACAAGCGACAAAGCAAGAATTGAAACGGCCAGAAGCGCTACGGCAAGAGCTATTTCTTTAAGGGTTTTTGCTTTGAGATTCGTTTGATAGGCTTGAAGTGTGCCGCCTAAAGATTGAAATACACCCGTAAGCGCACCAAGTGAACCCCCAAGACCTGAGGCTCCCGACAATCCTTGTATAAGTTGTGTTATAAACGAACCCTTACCGAGAAATTGTCTGAACATCAAGACGAGTCCAGCGAACAGACCAGTACGAATAACCGCAAGCAATGCTTCGAAATTCATGTTTGAAATCGCCTGGGAAATGGCAGGCCCAAGACTTCCAAGGAACTGTACGTACGCCTCGTATACCGGTCGGAGAATCGTTCCTACCTCACCGATAGTATCGAGGAATGATTCCAAAGCGTTGGTAAGTGACTCCGTAGCCTTCTGGAAAGGAGTCATCGCTTCGGTCATACCATCTACTTGGTCAGAAATTCCCCCGGAGTCAAATCCGAACAGCTCTTGAATTGCCTGCGCAAATTCTTTCAAGATCTCAATTGGCCTGGCGATAGCAGCGCCGATTTCTTCGAAGAATTTATTAAGTTTTTGACCTTTCTTCAAAGCTTGATCGACTGAATATAGCCAATCGCCAATTCGAGCGGTGATCGCTAAGAAACCTCCGCCTGCGCCGTCAAGAGCACCGAAAAGCGATCCGAATACAGTAAATATACCGCCAAGTATTTGCTTACCGATACTCAGAAGCGCAAAGAATCCGCGGAAAGTACGTCTCAAATTCTCAACTGTTTCCGGACTCGGCTTGAGTGCTTCGGCAAATGCTTTGAATCCCAAAGTCAGATTGTAAAGATCTTTTCCTGTCGTTGCTGGGAAAATATCTCGAAATGCTTGCTTGATCGGTCTGACAATATCGCCCAAAGCCTGAAAAGACGTCTTAATAGCATCGATCAGGACTTTGCGTCCACCAAGAGCTTTCCAGTCACCCAATACCTTGTTACGCGCTTCGGCATTTGCGTTGATAAAGCCGTTGATCGTATTGGAAAGATCGGTGAAAGTTTTCTTGGCTTCACCGAAATCGCCCAATATGATCTGCCAGGTTTCAGCCCATCCCGATTCTGCAGTTTCCTTTGCCACGGACAACACTTGTGTCAAACTCTTGACTTCTGTTGCCGCGTGCAAGGCGGTTTTAGCCGTTTGTTGAATTGACTTGATTTGCGCTTCGTTAAAACCTATTGCTGCTAATTCAGCTTTAGACAAGTCGCCCGTAAACTGCTTAAGAGTGGTGGTCAGAACTTTAGAACTCAACCAAGAAGTCTTACCCGGGCCTGCTTGCATCGATTGCCGGAAAGATTCTCCGTTGATCGATACATTCTTCATCGGGCCGACAAGTTTAAGGCTATTTTCTTTCAGAGTGCCCATTGCGACAGCAGTCTGAGCCAAAGCACGCTGGAATACGGTGCCGCCCATACCAGCATTGACCACAGAGTTCCAGTCTTGCAGACCGACTCGACCAGCCGAGATCGCCTGTGAAAGCTGATACATTGCTGTTGCAGCTTGTTCCGAATTGGACCCAGACAAAGCAGCCAAGTTGGCAATACCCTTGATAGCGCTCGTCGCCGTCTTGATGTCGACACCAGCTGCCGTAAAGGTACCAATATTCCTGGCCATCTGGCCGAAATTATAGATGGTCTTGTCCGAGAATTCGTTCAGCTCTTTAAGCGTCGCATTGACTTGCTTTAGAGTCGTACCCGCGGCCTGGGTATTGGCGAGAATAGTCTGAACTGAATTCAGCTTAAGTTCGTATTCTCTAAGACCACCGAGAACGGGATCAATAGTGAATGCTTTGACAAATTTGGCCCCGGCAGCAACGGCATGATTGGCTATGTTTGTTAGAACACCAATCCCTACCAGCCTCAACGCAGCAAGCTTGCCTTTGAGGGATTCGATGGCCCTACCGATAAAACCAAGATCAACTTTCTTGGCAGACTTACTGATATCCTCCAAGCCTTTTCCTGCTTCGGGAAATTTGAGTGCAGATTTTAGCTTCTCGAGGGCAGTGAGGGCTTTATTAACGCCAGATTCGAACTTACTAGACTCGAAACTCATCGCAACGACTTTGTCATCAATAGTTGCCACTAGATCCTGGTCACCTCCCTCCAAGCCTCGTTCGCTATCCGCTCAAATAAAGGTCGCATAGCTGGCATGATGTAATCTTGACCTTGTACGTAGCCACCATTTCTAGTACCATGGCCGTATTGGATCAAGACTGCGATCGGTATTCCATTTCTTTCATTTCTGTTGTGCCAACGAATCGAGTAATATCCCGGTCGCTGGACAATTGAGTAATACCAAGATTCCGCGGTTAAGCCGGAGTCTCTAGGTGTAGCGTTGGAAAGCGCCACTACCCCTTGATGGCCGTATTTGTTCAAAACCGCAAGTAGATCTTTGGTCTTTAATTTTCTCAAATATGTTTCCGTATTATTGAAAGAACCTTTCTCTGTAAAGGTAATCATATGACATCATTCCGCGGTAAGACGAAGAATTACAGCACCCAGGTCACCAGCAAGACGTTCCCCTCGAGATTGACCATAAATAGAAGGCAATCCGTTTAGGGGAGAAGCTTTAGCCCCACTTGCACCTCCAGGTACAACGTTCTGGGCTCCGCTGTTTGGATCAATCCCTGGACTATCTCCTGGCCCATAAACGGACGTGTCACCAGGATTATACGCACCACGTCCTCCGGCCGTAGCTGCATTGCAGGTAATTCCTCCGGAGCCATATTTACCCACTCCACCGGCTCCACCTCCGCCCCCTTGACCGATGTTTTGGAAAAACGTTCCGTCAGCTCCTGCTTCACCAAGAACACCAGGACCAGTTGCTGTTGGAGTACCAGCGATTCCACCTACAGCTCCACCGCCAGCAATAATACGATTCCCTATTCCACCGTCTCCGCCATGCGCTTGAGTGGCGATAGTTAGAGAATTTGATTGGGCTCTCTTACCACCCTTACCCCCCGAAGCGCGACAAGTGGTATCGTTAAACGATGAATATCCCCCATCGCCGCCGTCGGTAGTAAGAGCGGGGTTACTGGCATGTTCAGTTCCCAAAACACCACCAAGCCCAATAACAACAGGAACACTAGCAGGTAGAGCTGACAACAAGCCTCGAACTCGATGGAATCCTCCTCCACCACCAGCTCCACCATAATTTCTAACTAGAGTGCCGGTATTTGCAGTATTGATACCCCCACCCATTCCTCCTCCGCCACCAATACAAATTACATCGAAATGCGTATAACCCATATCGATATACTTTTGAACGTCGAAGTTTTGATTGGCGTTAAATTTGATAACCAATGGATCAGGACGAACTAAACTTCCAGCGAGTTCGAATCTCATTTTACACCACGTCTAGATAAACTATGTAAGGAACCATGACTGTTGGCTGCACAGTTTCGTGCCCACCATCTCCACCTTCAGGAGCAATCGTATTTCCACTATACTGAATCGCAGCATTACCTATAGCAGTTCTTGGCGCAATCCACAAATCCTGTGGTCCTACTTCTGGACTAACTGGTAGGGCCTCGGAATGACGCGAATTGAATGAATTTACCGTAGAAAGAAATTGACCACCACCTGTATTCGGATATGGGCCGTGATCATGACCAGAATCGGTGTGATTATGATTTCCGCCGCCATGTCCATGATTCGGCATTTCAGAAATCTCAATTTTATGTGTTTCTTTTCCAGTCTTTCTTGCTAATATAATTGCGTCGGATCGAGTCATACGATTGGCCCGTGAACCACCAGGCATTGCATCCAATCCGGCTGGTACCAAACCTCGCATATCCGGTACACGAAAATTAAGAGGACCGGGATCACTAGCCCCAGCGAAAACGCGCCACTGATCGGCAATATGATCGGCAGCTTTTGGATGATCTGCAACCGGATAATATGCTCCGTCCGCCCATACCCATTTACCATACGTCGCAAGAAGCGGAAGCGTATCCCCGGGCCAAAGTTTGACTTCGCCTGGAATAGCACCAACCGAAGCTGGACCCACTGGACCCACTGGACCCGGAGGGCCAATTACAGGACCGGCATTAATCGTTGTTCCGTCGTGTTTGGTAAGAATTAAGTTACCATCAATAATCTCGCCCTCAATAACCGAAGACGCTTCAATTTCCAACATTCTTTCGGCAGTAAGACCAGTAATTGTAGCCATTTCACCTCCTTAATTTTACTCGCCAACATTCGTGGATGAAATTTCATATGTATCCGCATCCAAATATGTCGCATCTGCATTGTCGATTTGAAAAGTGGTATCGTCGATCATAGTAATATACGTATCTGATTCGTCAATAGCAGACCAAGTGCCACCACCATGATCAACAATGATAAGCGCACCTAGATATCCATAAAATTCGGCGATTTCTTGAAGTGATGGAAGACGAGGACTATTAATCTCGGTTCCATAGAGCATATCTTCCAACATCTTTAAAATTTCTGGAGGTGTATCTCTTGAATCGATCGAAATGTGAACTGTTGGTCTAAAATTTAGCAATTTTGGCGGCGTTCCACTCAAAGACCAACTGAATTCCGATGGTTTAGGTGAATCTTGAAGAGTACTGAATGCGTAACTATCCGGATTAGCAAAGATGTTATAAAGAACGTGAATTTTGTAACCATAATCAATTCCTTCAACATCATTACCAATTCTTGTTCTATACGATAAATTAAAACTTTTTGACGGTTGGTCGTAGTAAGCTAATCCAGGAGAGGTGCCGAGTCTGGCAATCCCGTTAACCGAATCAAACTCGTCAGGATAGGTAAATGCTCTTAATTTTCCTGAAAAATCCCCCGGGATCAAATTCTCCAAATACTTAACCCCATCAAGATGAAACGATTTCAATTCGGAATTAGTAGATTCCTCGACATCAATGAGCCCGTTCCAAACGGCTACCGTGCCGTCGTGAAGATAAAGAACTCCATGATCGATACCCGTCTGATAAACTCGTTCACTAACTTGATCCCAAACGAGAGTTGCCATGCCACCCCCTTTCTAGCCTTTAGTACCAAGCTGTGCTCTGCGTTGAGCATTGAGTTCTCGATTCCGAGCTGCGATTTCAGAGCGACTCATCTTCTTTGGCTTTGCTTGCTTGATATTACAAACTCGAATTAGAGTGAACAACCGATTCAAATGCCACGTTTCACACTCAAAGGGAATATTGAATTCGATCATCCAATAGTAAATGAGCTCGGCCGTAATGACATCTCTACTTCTTGGGGCACCTGGAGGTTCATTGAACCAAGTAGCACTCATCTTGGCATCAATATAGCTATTAATGTCATTAATATTGTCTTCAGAAAGCTTGAGAAAAACTTCCTCTGGAACATTAGGAGTCAACGTCATCAGTTTTACATAGTCAAGGACTTCTTCTGTTGTCTTGTCGCTTTTGCCTAGAAAAGGTTTTTCGTATTTTGACTCCCATTTTGACAGTGAGACCAGAGAATGCTCCATCTGCAAAGTTATGTCACCTCGAGTAACGAATTCTTGTGACTCTTCATCGAAATGTTCGATACCTGGGACAGTAATTATGAGCATTCCCCAGCCTCCTGCCGGAATTTAAGGACCAGCAAATAGAGTAATCACTGCGTCTGGTGTTGGAAGGGCCGGTTCAACTGCAGCTTGACCATACAACAAAGCTTCAAGTGCTGCGAGATCTGTTGGATCAACAACAGTTGAGTCGATCACAATTAGAGAAGTAGGCTTATA